GACAAATCCCGTACCGGTGATCTTGCCCGCGGCACTCAGGTTGCCGTTGCCGTCCAGTTGCATCCGCTGGGTCGAACCCGCGTACCAGCGATAGAACGTGCCGGAATGCGGAATGCTGTGCCACATCGCACCGATTTCGATGCCGACGGCGAAGTCGGCTTCGGTCGCGCTGACATTCGGGTACAGGACGAGCTTGGTTCCGGCGGAGCGGCTGCCCGTGCTCGGCGCCGCCACCCCGGCGCTGGCAAACTGAAGGGTGTTGCCGGTGCCGTTGTTCAGCGTCAGGCCGCCGCCGACGTTCAGGCCGTTCGACACCGTCACCTGTCCGGAGGTCGCTACGGCGAGCGCGGACCGGCCGAGCGCGGTGCTGTAGAGGCTGAAATCCCTGCCGCCGGTGGCAAGGCTGTCCTGGTTGATCTGCCAGCCCGACCCCAGGGCGATGGTGGCTCGCCGCGACCCGCTCGCATGGGCGCTTTCCCGGACGACGAGACCCGCGCCGGTTTGCAGACCCGGGTTGCCGCACGTAACCGCCTGGGCGACCGACACCGCGCCGGTCGCGGCCTCGACCCGCAGCGCCTCGCGCCAGGTGCCGCCGTCGGCCGAGACCTTGAGGCGCAGGTCGTCGTCGCCGGTCAAGCCGATCTCGGCCCGGCCGGAGAAGCCGGACTGCAACAGCAGCGACAGGGTGTTGCCGGCGTCCTGCTTGTTCAGGGTGTAGCGCAGATCCCCGGTCCCGCCCTCGCCGGTGGTCAGCGCCGTCCAGAGCGCCTTGTTCAGCTTGGCCGCGAAGGGGTTCGCGGCGTCGGCGGTGGTGCCGATGCCGAGCCGGGCGAGGTTCTGGAGCGCCGTCAGGGTGGAGCGGTACGAGGCCCAGGCCGCACCTGTATAGGTGTAGAGGTCCGCCTCGTCCGCCACGACGGCGAGCCAGCCGGGGCGCGGCACGAAGGAGCGCCACGCCCCGTCCTGGTAGCGCACCACCCGGCCGGCCCAGCCCGCCCACGCCCCGGTGGGGGCGGCGGCAGCGATCAGGTAGCGGTCGCCCTCGGCCGGGCTGGCGGGGGGCGCCGTCAGGTCCTTGTCGAGGACGGCGAGTTGCACCAGCGTGTCGAGGCCCATGAGGGCTTCGTTGTGGGTGACGTGCTTTTGCGCCTGTGCCGCCTGGAGCAGCGGCAGGGCAAGGTGGGCGGTGGTGGCGTCAGGCATGCAGGGTCGCCCTCAGGGCCGCGCCGCGGCCGTAGGTTGCCGAGACTTGGTGGATGGCGACGGACAGGCGCGTGACCGGCCCGCCGAAATCGGCCGCCTGGTGGGCGGCTGTGTAGGTGACGGCCGGCGCCGACAGGTCGAACGTGCGCAGGACGGTGGAGCCGGCAGCGGACCCGGAGAGCAGGTCGAGGGCGTAGGCTTCGGCTTCTTCCCCTAAGGGCACCTCGACCTGTTCCCACGGGTCGCCGTCGATCCGGGTGCGCCGGACCCACGACAGCACCAGGTCGCCGGACGCCGCCCGCACCATCCGGGCCTGCGCCGGCGCGTAGGGCCGCAGGCCCACGCCCCGGAACGCCAGGGTGGCGCCGGCGAAGCTCGGATCATCCTGCGGCCGGCCGAGCGGTCCCCAGCGCCAGGCGAGCGGCAGGGTGCGCAGGGACAGCGGCATCCCGGACTGCACCAGGGCCTCCGTCAGCACCACGAACGGGGCGCCGGCCGGTGTCGGCGCACCCAAGGCGAAGTCGGTCCCGAGCTGGCCGCGCAGCAGGAGGCTGAGGCGGTAGCGCCCGGGCGCGAGCAAGGTGGCTTGCGCCCATTGCAGCACCTCCCACTCGCCCGACAGCGTCAGCAGGGCCGCCACGTTGGCCCCGTTGAGCACGTCGATCTCGGGGGCCGAGACCAGCTCGACCCCGCGCGGCACCTCCACGTAGACGCTGTTCACCCGGTCCCACCGCCCGCACGGGCCCGGGTAGAGGTCGGCCGTCAGCCGCCCGATGATCGACCGGGCGCCCACCGTGGCGTCGTCCGCGAACGCCCCGCCGGCGGTCGAGCGCAGGACCGCCACCGGCGACCACGGCGCCGTGTAGGCGGCGAGGTAGGGCGCATGGGGCACCGCGTCCGGGCGCAGGAGCGGCAGGTCGAGGAACTGGAACAGCGCAACACCCACCGTCGCCGGCGGCTCGGCCGGGCGCGGCGTCGCGGTGCCGTCCCGGTAGGCGAACACGGAAGGATCGGTGCGGATGCCGCTCGCCGGCCGGCCCCCTTCCAGGCCGAGGCGGGTCAGCCGGTAGTCGGTGCCGCTCCCGGCGAGGGAGAGGGTGACGACATCGCCGGCATCGAGCGCCAGGCAGGACGGCGGCAGGGTGGCGCCGACCTGCTCGCGCTCGACCACGCCCTGATAGAGCAAGGCCTGCGCGATCCCCCGCGCCGCCCCCTCGTCGAGGCAGAGCGGGACCGCCACCCGCTGCACCGCGTTGGCCCGGCCGTTGGTGCGGCGCGCCTCGACCGAAGCCGACTGGTAGCCGCGCTGCGGATCGATGTAGGTCAGCGCCACCACCCCCGGCAGCGCCGTCTCCTCGCCCCGGGTGCGCCGGTAATCGCCGCCGCTGCCGCCCCGCGCCACCAGGTCGTCGGCGGTGAGGGACGCCGCCGGGGCTCGCGCCAGCGGCGCGAAGACCAGGCGCCCGGCCGACTCCGCCGCGTCGAAGAAGAAGCACGTGCGCAGCGGTTCGAGGCTGGCGCGCGGCGTCTGGACTTCGGTGACGGCGTAGCCCTCCACCAGGCCATGGAGCTGGCCGACATCGATCGGCACGCCGAGGCCGCCGCACAGCTCGGCCACCACGTCGGCGATCGGCGCCAGGCCGAGGCGCCCGTTGATCCAGTGGCCGAGCCGGTAGTTCGGCCCGTCGCTCCACACCGCCGCCTGGCGCGGGAAGTCCGGATAGGGCCGGGCATCCCACGTCCAGACGAACAGCCGCTCGGGATCGACCATCCGGCCGCCATAGACCGACGAGACCGGGTTGCCGGTGTCCCCCTGCCAGTAGGCCAAGGTGGCTTCGAGGTAGGCCCGCTGCGCCGCAGGATCGCGCCGGCCGTTGGAGTAGAACGGCAGGACGCTTTCCGAGGACTTCGGGTCCACGAAGACGTTGGGTTGGTTCATGCCCTTGTCGATCGCGGCGCAGCCGAGTTCGATGAAGCGGACCGGTTTGCTCTGCGGCACCCACCCCGTGGCGGTCGCCTGGCGCACCCCGCCCGGCCGGTCGCGATGCGGGTTCGACCACCAGGCGCGCAGGTCCTTGAGGCGGAACACCCAGTGCTCGCCATAGGCCGTATCGGCGATCGGCACCCGGTTCTGGGCGTCGCGATCGGCAGGCGTCGGATAGTACCAGTCGAACAGCTCGCCGGCCGCGACGTTGCCGGCGAGATACCCCGGGTCATAGGGAGAGGGTGCGCCCGATGTGAACGTGCCGGCCTTGGCGTCGAGATGGTCGAACCCGTCGCGCCAATCGGCGAGCGGCATGTAATTGTCGATCCCGACGAAATCGATAGTCGGGCTCGACCACAGCGGATCCAGGTGGAAATACACGTCGTTCGAGCCGTCGGCCGGACGATGGTTGGCGTATTCCGTCCAGTCGGCCGAGTAGCCGAGCTTCGTGCCGCTCCCCAGGATCGCGCGCGCGTCGGCCGCCAGGCTGATGAGCTGCGCCACCGCTGGATACGTCGAGGCGCTAGAGCGCACGGTGGTGAGCCCGATCATCTCGGAGCCGATCAGGAAGGTATCGACCCCGCCCGCCGCCGCGGCCAGGCGCGCGCAATGCAGGATGAAGCGGCGGAAGGAGAACTCCGCCTTGGCACACGTCACCGTCCGGCCGTTCCACGCCAGGTCCGCCGGCGCCACGGTGCCGAAGAACGCCGCGACCTGATCCGCCGCGGCGGAAGTCTTGTCGGGGCTGCTCGGCCGGCCGGGGGCCGGGTGGCAGGTCACGCGCCCGCGCCAGGGGAACGCCGCCTGCTCCGCCGCCCCGTAGGGATCGGGCAGGCCGTTGCCGGCCGGGATGTCCATCATCACGAACGGGTAGAGCGTGACGCTGTAGCCCCGCTCCTTGAGCGCCCCGATGAGCTGCACCACCGACAGGTCGGACGGCGCGCCGCCGAGGAGCGGCGCCCCGGAGACGCCGCCGCTGACGATGGCAGCCGCCGCCCGGTCGACCCCGCCGGCGAGCCATTCCGGCTTGGTGGTCTTGGCTGCCGTCTCGGCCTTCGGGACGATGCGGCAGGCCGACAGCCGCAGGTCGGTGCCGTGCCAGGCGACCACCAGCGAGACGTGCCGGCAGGACGGCGCCTCGACCGCGAGCTGATCCAGGGCTTTCAGCGCATCGACCCCGCCCGACACCGTGTTCTGTCCGGCGATCCCGCCGAAGGTCGAGGCGTTGACCGGCACCGTGGCATAGGTGAACTCGCCCATGCTCGGGATCATCGTGACCGCCGTCACCAGCTCCTCGAGGCGCGGCCGGCCGGAGGCGTTGGGCGGGCGCCGGATCACCTCGGCCGTGATGACCGGGACCCGGTTGCCGAAGCCGGCCAGCGGCAGATCCTCGAACACGATGTAGGCGAGGCCGCGATAGGCCGGGGCGCTGTCGGCGCCCTCGACCGCGGCAATCTTCGGGTCGGGCCCCTGCGCTTCGTCGCCGAGATAGACCCGGGCACCGTAGGCCGCGAGGTTGATCGGCTTGCCGTCCGCGTAGACCTGCCCCACGGCGACGATCGGACCTTCGCACAGGGCAATCGCCACGCTGACGCTGTAGGCATAGGTGACGTTGAAGGCCTTCTGTCCGCCGCCGCCCTTGCCGCCGGAGGACTTTACCTTCTCGACCGTCTGCACCTCCTTGAGCTTGGTCGCCCAGATGATCTGTCCGCCGATGCGGACGCGACCGAACACGCGCGCGATGGCGGCGCCTTCGGTCGAGGCGGTGACGTGGAGGTCCGACAGGCGCGGGCCGAGATTGACCTGTGTCTTCGGCTTGGACCCGAACATGGCGCGGTCGAGGGCGCTGCCGCTCGCGGCGCCGACGATCTGGCCGATCGCACCGCCGATCGGGCCGCCGAGGGCCGTGCCGACCGCCTGGCCGACATAGGACAGGACGAGCGTGCTCATCGCGGGGACTCCGGCAGGGGCTCGGGCAAGGGTTCGGGAAAGCGGAAGGCGTAGGCGATGCGCCGGGCCCAGCCCGGCGGGATCCAGGTTTCGACCACCGCGTGACCGTCATAGGCGTGGATCATCACGGACGGGGCGACCAGGATCCCGCAATGCTTGGCCGGGAGACGGTCGCGCCAGCGGAACAGCAGCACGTCGCCGGGCTCGGCTGCGGCCGGAGCGAGCGGCACCAGGTGGCGGGCGGCGGCATCCCGCAGCGTCTCGGCGCCCCGGTCCTCGGCCCAGCTCGGCGTGTAGGGCGGCGGCGCCTCCGGCTCGGCGCCGTACAGCGCGGCGTAGACGCCCCGCAGCAGGCCGAGGCAATCGGCGCCGGCGCCCCGCACGCTGGCCTGGTGGTGGTAGGGCGTGCCGAGCCAGGTCCGCGCCAGCGCGACGACGCGCGCGCGGGTGTCAGCCGAGGCGGCCTCCGTCATTGTCTGCCCCCTGTACGGCATAGGCCACGGCGTAATCGTTGCCCGGCAGGTCCGGGAAGCCGCGGAAGTTGACGACGTTGGCGAACTTGTCCCGGCAGCTCGCCAAGGACTTGTCGCAGCCTGCGACGACCTGGAATGCGTCGCCGGCGGCGATCGGCGCCGGCATCGGCTCCCACAGGTCGAGGGAGGCGAGCTGGCCGAGGCGGGTATGCGCCCGCACCTCGACCACGGCGCCGGCATTCGCTCCGGAGGTCCAGACCAGCCGGCCGGCCTCGAACCACCGGGAGACGTACCCGGCGAGGCCGGAGGCGGTGAGCTTACGGGCGCTCCCCGCCGTCGCGACCGCGCCGGCGCCGCGGATCGCGGCGGCGGTGGCGTCGATCCGGCAACGGCCGTCCCCGAGGAGGGCATCGCAGGTGCGTTGGTAGACCCGGCCGCGGGGTTGGTTGAGCCGATCGGCGAGGCCTCGCACCTCCGCCGTAAAGGCGGTGGGCCCGCGCGAGACTTCACCCACGGTCCCGGAGAGGACGAGGACCCGGTCGGCCGGGCTCGACCAATCGACGCGCCAGACCGCGACCGTGGCGCCGTCGAACAGGCCGCGCGCCAGCTCGGCTTCCGCCAGGCGCCCGCTGGTCAGCGCCCCGACGATCTCGAGGGAGTCGGCGGTGAGGCCGGTGCCCTGTTCGAGCGCCGTGCCGGTGGCGCCGCTCTCGGCCGAGCAGGTCACGCCGTCGACGGTCAGGTCCTCGTCGTGATCGGTGAAGCCGAGGCGCAGCCCGTCGGCGCGGGTGACGATCCAGCACTGGCACAGGGTGGTGACCCCGCTCGCGAGGCTCGCGGCGAGGGAGGGCGGGAGCGTCTTCATGGGATCAGCGGCGGATCTCGAGGATCGGGATGTCGGCCACCACGCCGGCGCGCAGGGCCTGATGGTCGATCTCGATGCGGTCGGTGGCGAAGCGCACCGGCACGTCGAACAGGAAGCCGGCGGTGACCACCGCCCCGGAGGCGGGGGCGGCCTTGAGGGTGACGAGGCCGGTGGTGGCATCGAGCACGAAGGCGGAAGGAGCGAGGGCCACGCCGCCGACCGCGACGGCGACCGAGCCGGCGACCGGCTTGGTGATCGGGCGGGCGTAGGGGGCGAAGGCGGCGCCGTAGGTCTTGGTGAGCGGGAACACCCGGGTGGTGCCGTCGCCGGTGCCGAGGCGCTGGTCGGTGGGGGCGATCGTCTGGCCGGCGGCGGCGGAGCTGTGATCGAAGGTGTCGCGCCAGCGAAAACCGTAGAGCGGCCCGCGCCGCTCCTCGAAGAAGGCGATGAGCAAGGCGACGTCCTCGGCCGAGCGCAGGGCGGGTCCGGCATCGTAGCGGCGGCGGGAGTGGCGCCAGAGGCTGTTGCGCTCCTCGTCGCCGGAGCCGAGGGTAACGATCTCGGTGCGCCGCTCGGGCCCGCCGCGGGAGCCGTAGGACAGGGCGAGGGGGAAGCGCACCTCGTGGAAGGGGCTCGGCATGGCTCACGGGCTCCGGTTGCACTGGCCCGGGTCTCCCGAGCCCCGTTCTCACAGGCCTCTCAGGCCGCGCTGCACCGCCCGGGCGAGGGCGGCGCTGACCTGCGCCTCCGAGCGGTGGAAGCTCGGTGCGTCCGCGGTGGCGATCGACACCGAGACCCGGACGGTCGGTGCGGCGGGTTGCGGCGCAACGCCGTGCGCCGCCGGCAGGATGCGGCCGGGCTGGAGCGGCACGAAGGTCTCGCGCCCGCTCTCGCCGACCGTGTAGGCGACGCCCGGGGTGACGGGGCCGCCGGCGGCGCGGCCGGTCGGGTTCTGGCTCAGGCCGAGCGACCCGAGGGCGTCGCCGATCAGGTCGCTCCCGGGACTGCCGCGGCCGAACAGGCCGTCGAAGGCCCGGTCGAGGCCCCGGCTCGCGAGCGTGGTGGCGAGTCGGGCCACGACCGTGGTCAGGCGCTCGCCGTGCAGGATCGCGCCCTTGAAGCTGTCGGCGAGCGCCGCGCCGAGTTCCCGCGAGGCGGATTGCGCGGCGCGCTGCGCGGCCTCCGCCCGCTCCACCTGCGCGGTCGCCGCGCCGTAGGCCTCCGCCACCCGGTCGACCTCCTCGCGAAGGGCCGGCGTCACCGCGAGGTCGGCCTTCTTGGCCGCCTCCAGCAGGCAGAACGCCGCCTCGGCCTTCGCGGCGGCGCCCTCATCCCGGCCGACCGCGTCGGCCTCGATCGTCAGGAGCCCGGTACGCCGGGCGAGCCGGGCGACCTCGTCGCGGAACGCGTCGTCCTCCGGCTCGGCGGCTCTGGAGGACGCGGCCGCCACCCGGGCGCGCGGGCGCGCGGGCTCGGCGGCGGGGGCTGTCGGTGCGAGGCTGCCGCGGGGCGCGGCGTCGCTGATCGCGAAGGCGTCGGCGATGCGGGCGCGGATCGCCGCGCCTCCTCGTGCGCTCTCCTGGGAGGCCGCCCTCACCCGCCGGCCGAGATCGGCGACGAGGTCGGCGGCGGCTGGGATCCTGTCCGCGATCCCCCCGACCGCGCTCGCCACCGCCTCGAACCCCGCCACCGCCTCGCGCGAGGCGGAGCCGGCTTCGCCGAGCCGGGTGGTCAGGCTCCCGACCGCGTCGTCGACCCGCCGCAAGGCGCCGCCGTCGCCGGCCGGGATCGCGCTCGCCTGCTCCATCGCGCGCTGGAGCCGCCCGAGGGCCTCCGGCGCCGCCATGCGGGCAAGCTCGTCGCGCACCTCGGCGCCGGCCCGCGCCATCGCGGCGGCGATCCGCCCGCCCCCGGCCTCGACCGCGCGCTCGGCCTCGGCCATCGCCCGCTCGGCGAGCGGCCCGGCCCGGGCGAGCTCGCGCGCATAGGCGTCGACATTGGCCTCCAGGGAGACCACCAGGCGCTCGATCTCGGTCGTCATGCGGCGGATCCGTCATCCGGGAGGCCCGGGAGGCCTTGCAGCCAGGCCCAGAGCGCGTCCTCCTCCTGCGGCGTCGGGGCATCGGCGGCTTGCGCGTCGCGGGCGCGGTTGAAGCCGTCGATGTAGGCGGCGAGCTGCCACAGGCTCATCGCCCGCAGGTCGGCGGCGGGCAGGCCCATGGCGGCGGCAGCGCCGTAGAAGGCCGCGAAGGCGATCCGCCCGCCGGGTCCGGCGGCGCCGGCCGGGCGGCCGACCCGCTCGTCCTCCGTGCCTTCGAGCCCGGCCGCCAGCACCAGGGCGGCCTTGGCGATCAGCGGGATGCAGGGCAGCCCGTCGAGGCTCCGGGCGATGGCGTGGGCCTGCGGCACCGGGGTGCCGCCGCCGATCAGGCCGAGGCGCAGCACGTCGCGCACGTCGCGGAAGCGGTAGCGCCGGCCGGCATGGAACCCGTGGAGGAGGTCGGCGGGCCCCGCCCCCGTCGCCTCCTGCAGCGCCTCGAGGTCGCCGATGGCGAGGCGGAAGCGGTGGGTCGCCCCGTCCAGGTCGAGGTCGATATGGCCGTCGCGGCTCATCGGGACCTCACGAGGCCGCCGTGAAGGCCACGGCTCCGGTCGATTGCAGCGCCACCGAGACGGTGCAGCGCTCGCCACGGACGGCCCCGACCTCGAAGCTCGTGAGGTGGAACAGCCCCTCCCAGGCGCCGCCGCCGTCGCTGCCTGCGCCGCTCACCTCGACCCGGGCGCGCACCGGCGCGTCGGATTCGAAGGCGGCGCGCCAGCGGGCGATGCTCTGGCGCGCCATCACGCCCTTGCCGGAGACCGCGACCGATTTCGACACCGCGAACCGGTCGACGAAGGGCGCGGCGTCCTCGTTGGCGCAGTCCGGTACGACCGAGCTGTTGGTCTCCTTGGTGAATTGCGCCGCGCGCTCGGTGAGGCCGCATGGCGCCTCGAAGGTCCCGGCCTTTGACAGGCTCTCGAGCTTCACGGCGATGGCCGAGAACGGCAGGGTGGTGGGCTGGGCCATGGCATGCGTTCCTGAGGACGGAGATCAGATCGTTTCGGCAGCCACCGCCCCGAAGCGGGCGACGCCGTGCCATGAGCCGGGCCCGAGGGGCTCCGGCAGCACCAGGCTGCGCTCGTGCGACAGCCACAAAAGCTCGCCCCGGGGCAGCGCCAGGTCGGCCTCGTCGAGGGCGGCGGAGACCGCGGCGAGGAGGTCCTGCACCGGCCTCAGGTCCCGGGCTCCGCGCAGGAAGGCGTGAACGGTGAGGCGGCAGGTACAGCCGCGCCAGCCTTGCGCCTCGTAGGGGCCGACCTCCGGCGGATCGACCCGCAGGAACGGCCATTCCTCGCGGGCGCTCGCCGCCTCGCGCACCCGGTCGCCGACGAGCGGGCGCAGGGCCGGATCGGCGAGGAGGCGGGTGCGCACGGCCTGGAGGAGGTGGGGCGACAGGTCGATGCCGGCCATCACCCCCTCCCCGTGAGGAGCGCGACGGCCGGCCCGATCACCGGCCGGGCGGCCCGCGCCGCCGTGCCGAATTCCCGGGCGGCCAGGCCCGGCGCCTCGATCGTGACGGCGGCGCCATCGGGGGTCTCCGCCGCCTCGACGCGCCCGTCGGGCAGGTCGTTCGCGATCTCGGCGGCGAGGAGGGCCGCCGCCTCCCGCGCCCGGCCCCGCGCGGCGTCGCCGCCGGTCCGGGCGAGGTGCGCGAGCCGGGCCTGGAGCGGGCCGGTCTCGGTTCTGCGCGTCACAAGGGCCTCCCCTGGATGAGGGCGTGGCTGCCGGCGGGATCGGTCTCCACCGCGACGATGCGGTGGCGGGTCCCCGCCAGGGTGATCTCGTCGTCGGGGGTCGGGGGGAGGCCCGGCGTCAGCACGGTCATCCGCACCAGGCGGCCCGGCAGGCCGGGCTCCTCGGTCGATTCCCGGGCGCCGTCGCGCCGGGCCCGGACGGGCATGTCCGACGCGACGCCGTCCGGCCCGATCCGGTGCAGGACCGCTTCGTCGAACAGGGGGGCGAGGACGCCCCCGAGATGGCGGCCGAGGCCGTCGAGGAGGCCCATCACACCACCGCTACGCCGACGCTGTTGCGGCGCATCACCTCGTGGAAGCGCCGCCCGTAGGAGGTGAGCCCCAGGGTGCCGGGCAGCGCCTCCGCGGGCGGATCCCGACGCTCGAGGTGGAGCGTGCCGCTGCGAAAGCCCTTGAGGTCGAGGGCGCCCGCCCGGGCGAGCTCCGCCTCGGGGCCGCCCTGCCCGTCGAGCGTGAGGCTGTGGGCGGCGTGGAGCATCCGCCCGAGGGTCGCGTCCGCCTCGGGCCAGGAGGCGCCGATCCGGGGGGCGGCCTCCGCGAGCGCCCCCGCGATCGCGGCGTCGGGGACGGAGGCGAAGGCCGGGAAGCGGGCCCGGAAGGCGGCGGGCGTGGGGTCGGCCATCTCACGCCTCCCAGCCGAAGGGCGACCGCTCCCGGCCGCGCCGGCGCTCGGGCCGGGGATCCTGCCGGGGCGGCGGATCCGCAGCGGGCTCCGCCGCCGCGATCCGCACGTCGCCCGCCGCCTCCCAGGCGGCGAGGCAGGGGTCGGGCCGGTCGGGCAGCGCGAGCACCGCGCTCTCGCCGGGTACGAGGAGCCGGGGTGCCCGCGCCCCCTTCGGCCAGACCAGCCGGGGGCCGGCGGCGTGGTTCGTCACCCGCATCATGCCTGAGCCTCCCCTCTAGATGCCGTCGAGGTAGCGGCAGGCGGCGGGGCGGCGGATGTCGAGGCCGCCGAGCCGGAAGGCGCCCGGCACCTCGAAGCGCCACGGGCCGGTCTGCCAGGCCGGGAAGAACCGGAACGGCATCGGCAGCCACAGCTTCAGCACCGAGGGGTCGCGGCGATAGGCGACCATCCGGGCGGTGCCGCCGGTGCCGGCAGTTTCGAGCGCCCGCACGCCGTAGACCGTGAGGTCCTGGCCGGTCTCCAGGGTGTAGACGTTGTGGCGCCGGATCCAGTCGAGCAGGGTGAGCGGGCTGATCCCGTCGAGGCGGCGCAGGCCGATGCCGAGCATCTGCTCGTAGGGCAGCAGCAGTGTGTCGGCCATCTCGACGGTGTTCGAGCCGGTGAAGATGCCGATCAGCTGGCCGTTGACGTCGGCGAGGATCTGTTCGGGCGTCTTCTGCGCCCAGGCGGTGCTGCCGTTCGTGCCCGTCGCGGCGGCGCTGCCGACCGTGACGCCCGGATGGTTGAGGAGGCCGGAGAACCCCTTGGCGGGATCGCCGAACAGCGCGACCTGGTCGATGAACTCCTCCGAGGCGAGCCGCGCCGCATCGGCCTTGTCGGCGTCGAGGGTCATGCCGAGGAGCTGGGCCTTGCCGAGTTCCTCCAGGTCGTAGCCGTAGCCGATGCCCGCCATGGCGACGGCGGTCTCGTGCTGGCGGCGCAGCATCTCGACCTTCGGCACGTCGGCGGCGGCGCCGTGGACCCAGGTCGCCTGCCCGACCCGGTCGACCGAGAAATAGGTCACGGTCGGCACCCATTCGGGCGCCGCGGTGTCGACCGGCACGAGGCGCGGATAGCGGATCGCCGGGTACTGGGCGCGATAGACGGTAGGCTCGATGAAGGCCTGCTGGCTGACCAGGAAGGCGAGCGCCCGGGGGGCATCGGTGAGGAGGGTGCGGGTCATGCGAAGGCTCTCTTCCGGGTTCTCGTCAGTTCAGGCGCAGGCGGACGAGGCCGCCGGCGGGGGCCGAGGTGTCGAACAGGGCTCCGGGGATGGGGGTGTTGCCGGAGGCGGTCGACGTGACGGCGCCGGCGGCGGTGACGTAAGCCGGGCTGCCGGCGCCCGCGGCCGAGGCCGTGACGACCCAGACCGCGCCGGACGTCATCACCGGGACGGTCTCGCCCTTGGCGAAGAGGTCGGTGCCGCCCGCATTCGGCCGGGCGTTGCGGTCGGCCAGCACGATGCCGCGGAACACCGCGCCCGCGGCGGCGATGCCGTCGTCGCGGGTGCCCTGGAAGGCGGCGCGGCCGAAGCCGATCCCCTCCGTGGTCTCGACGGTGCGGCTGAGGATCGTGGCCGGGTTCTGGTCGGCGGCCATGCCCTCGTAGGCGGCGGCCGGGCGGCCGGGATAGCTGGTCTGGACGGGGGGCATCAGCGGGCTCCTGCGGGTTTCCAGGCGTTGCGGAGGGTCTCGACCATGGCGGCATGGGCCGCCTCGGGCGTCGGGGCGTCGGCCCGGTGGCGCAGGGCGTCGCGCAGCGGGTCCGGGGTGGTCCGTGGGGCGGCCGCACACGGGCCGGCGGCGACGACCCGGAAGGCGCCTTCGATCGCGGCCGGGCTCAGGGCGGCGGCCTCCGCCTCGCCGAGCGCCCGCGCCACGGCGGCGCGCCGGATCGCCTCGGGGGTGAGACCGCCGGGATCGAACGCATCGCCGAGGATGCGGCGGGCCTCCGTCACCAGCGCGCCGCGCTCGGCCGCCAGCGCGTCGAGGGCCGCTTCGTCCGGCACCCGGGCGCGGAGCGCCGCGACTTCGCCGTCGCGCCGCGCCAGCGCCGTCTCGGCGGCCTCCGCCCTCGCTTCGGCTTCCGCGAGGCGACGCGTCAGGTCGGCGTCGCCGATCCGGCAATCCGGTCCCGCGCGCCCCTGCGCCACGATGGCGACGTGGTCGACGACGATCCTGGTCTGGCGGGCGTCGTAGGGACTGCCGTCCGGGGCGGTGCCGGGGGTCCAGTCGAGGTCGCACGTGTACCCGACCGAGACCTCGCGCCGCCCGCCCTGCACCGCCGCGATGGCCGAGGAATCGGCGAGCAGCATCGGGATGCGGACGAACTCGCCGTCCCGCACCACCTCGTCGCCGACATGGCCCCGCGCCACCCCGCGCCAGGTCCGCGGCGTCACCGCCTCGGCGGGATGATCGAGGGTGACGGGCTTGTGGCCGAAGCTGCGCAGGGATTCGGGCCGGAAGATCTCGTCCGGGTCGCGGTAGATCCGAACCTGCGCGAGGTCCGGCCGGGCGACCTCGTCGCCGCGATAGACCTGCACGTTGCCGGCCCGCGCCGCACGGGCCTGCACCACCAGGGCGCCGTTGCCGAGCGGGCGCGCGCCCGCGATCTCGGCCGCGGGGCCGAGGCTGAACCGGTCGAAGATGTGCATGGGGGATGGTCTCGCGTGGGAGGTGGGAATCCTCGCTCCCGCTCGGGCCGGTCAGGTAACGGGCCGGGACGTGCACATCTCTCCTCGCCCCGCCCGCGGGGAGAGAAGAATGACCCGCGCCTCGTTCGACGACGTGACCGTGTCGGCCCGCTCGGGAGTGGGGTGGAACTCGGTTCAGTCCCCCGCCCGGCCGAAGGCCGCGGCGATGCCGGGGAAGAGGTCGGCACTGGAGAGCCAGCCCTCGACGCCGCGGGACAGAGCATCCGCCGGCACGACGCCCTCGCGGGCGAGCGCCGCCGCGGTCTCGGCCTTGAGCCGGCCGATCTCCGCCTTCTCGCGCTCGCTCGCTTGCGCCAGGGGCCGCCAGGCGTAGCGCAGGGCGGGGTCGGACCGGCCGAGCGCGTCGCGGACCAGGAGCCGGTCGAGGCGGGCGATGGCCGGGGTGAGCTCGACGGTCTGACGGGCCGCGACGTGGTCGTGGTAGTTGCGGATGTCGGATTCGCCGGTGGCGTTGAGGCCGGCGGGCGACTGGCCGAGAAGGCGCGTCACCGGGATGTCGGCCGCGCCCGCCGCCACCTGGAGGAAGAGCCGCGCCACCTCCGGCAGGCCGGAGAAGTCGAGCTGCTTCTGCTGGTAGCGCTCGCCTTCCGGCGATCGGCCGTCGCCTTCGAGGAGCAGCATCCCGAACAGGCCCTTCATCCGGGCCGCGTAGGCGAAGCGCTCGGTGAGCTGGCGGGTGCCGTCCTCGGTCGAGAGGTGCTGCGACAGGCCCGGCACCGAGATCACGTCCTGCTTGGCCTCGGGCAGCATCGCGGCGATGTGGGCGGACGCCGCCGTCGCCTGGTCGATCGCCTCGAGCAGCGCCTGGAGCACGCTGTCGCCCCAGCCGTCACCGACCGCGTCGTCCGGCAGGGCCGCGCCGAGGAGGCGCACCACCCGCGAGGGATGGATCGCCTGCCCGCCGGTGATGGTGTAGACCTTGGGCTCGCCGAACCAGGGCGACAGCGGGTCGGGATCGATCGGGCCGGCCTGGATCCGGCCGCGGGGCAGGACGTGGAGGTAGCGCAATCCCCCCTGCCCGAGCGTCTCGGGATCGAGCGGCAGGCTCGGGTCCGGGGCGCCGTCGCCGATCAGCAGCGCCGCGCCGCCATGCAGGCGCGCGAGCCGCAAGGCGCGCAGCAGGCGGTCGCGCAAGGACAGGCGCTCCTCGCTGGCCGCGAGCGCCGCCGCGACCTCCGGCGGCGCCTGCCAGGCGCGCCACTCGCGCAGCATGTCGAAGGGCACGATGTCGACGACCTTGCGGGCGAGCCAGTTGTCCCGGTAGGCGGCGTCGAGTTCGGCGCGGGCGCGGGGCACGTGGACGTGCAGGTTGCCGGTGCTCTTGTCCCGCGGGCCGCCGAGGCCGGAGACGAGGTTGGCGAGGCGGTCGGCGAGCCACATCACAGGACTCCGAGCAGGCCGTATCCCGGCCGGGCGAGCGCCGCGAAGGCGCGCGAGAGGGCGTCGACCTGGTCGAGGAAGGCGCCGTTGGGGAAGGCGCAGAGCTCGTCGAGGAAGGCCCCGTTCCAGGGGCCGGCGACGAGGTGCAGGTTGCCGGCCTCGGCCTGGGCCGAGACCGGGGCGGCGCGGGTCGCCTTGTCGCCGCTCTCGGGGCTGGCCCGCGCGTCGTAGCCGGCGAGGCGCGAGACGAGGTACTGCGCCTGCGCCTTGCCGGCCTGGCCCGGATCCTGCGGCAGCGAGATCCGGCAGGACGGCCCGTCCTCGGCGGCCGTCGCCAGGATCAGGCGCTCGACGCCGCCGGCCGAGAGCCGGTCGCGGCGCACGTCGACGACGTAGAGATGCCCGTCGGGGGCGCGGGCGAGCTTGACGCCGACGGTGTAGTCGGGCTGGCGCCCGGCCCTGGGCACGCTCGCGGCGAGGTCCCAGGCCCGGACATGGACGCAGCCGGCCGGTACCGCCCGCACGAGGGTGAACCAGCCCCGCTTGAACAGCCCGCCGTCCCGGGGGGCCGGCCGCTGCTGGTACTGGCCGGCCGCCGCGTACTCGCCCATCGCGGCCTTGTCGCGCTCGACCGCTGCCTTCGGGAAGCGGGCTGGAAACAGCAGCTCGCCCGGCTCGCGGCGCGGATCGGTGAAGCCGATCCGGGTGGCGCAGGCGCGCTCCGGCTCGAACTCCATCGGCAGCATCAGGTGCTCGTAGCCGAGGTTCTTGGCCAGGATCACCCCCGACAGGTCGCGCTCGTGCAGCCTCTGCATGACCACCACGATCGCCGAGCGGACGGGGTCGTTGAGGCGGGTCGGTACCGCCTCCAGGAACCACTGCGCGATCCCCTCGCGCACCCGCTCGGAATTGGCGCCCTCGACCGAGATCGGGTCGTCGAGGATCACCCGGTCGCCGCGCGAGCCGGTGATCGAGCCGGCCGAGACCGCCTCGCGCAAGCCGGTCGCCGTGGTCTCGAAACGGCCCTTGCGGTTCTGGTCGCGGGTGAGGCGCACCCGTTCGCCCCACAGGGCCCGGTACCAGGGGGAGGTGATCAGGCGCCGGGTGCGCAGGTTGTCGCGAAGGGCCAGCCGCTCGGTGTGCGAGACCGCGACGGTGCGCAAGGACGGGCGGTTCTTCGGCCCCCATTCCCAGGCCGGCCAGAACACCCCGGCGAGCAGGCTCTTCATCGTGCCGGGCGGCACGTTGATGAGCAGGCGGGTGATCTCGCCGGCGGTGACGGCCTCGAGGTGGGCGCTGACCGCGTCGATGTGCCAGCCATGCACGTAGGGGGCGCCCGGCTCGATGACCGGCCAGGCCCGGCGCACGAAGCCCGCCAGGCTCTCCTCGCTATCGAGCCGGTCGAGGGCCCGCAGCAGGGCCGGCGGGTCGGTCAGCCAGACGCTCGGCGATCGAGCGGAGCTGGGCCCGCTGGGCCTCGTCGAGGAGGCGGAAGGCGGCCTCGGGATCCGGGAAGGCGGTCTCGTCACGCTGCTGGCCCTGTCCCTTGTCCTGTCCCTTGCCGTCGAGGTCCCAGGCCTGGCGCTCGAGCGCGATCCACAACCGTGCCGCGGCGGCGAGGTCGCGCAACGCCGCGATGCGCTTCTGCAGGATGGCCGCGCGGGCGAGCCCGCCCTCCTCGGTGCCGTCGTCGGGCCGCGGATCCCCGGCGGACGCCGTCTGGAGGTCGTCGAGGAGCTGCAGTGTGAGCGCCGCGCCCTGCGCCACCACGATGCGGTGGCCGTCGAGGACGTCGCCGGCGGGAGGGCCGTCGGGAGCATCGCGCGCCCATCTTTCCGCCCGCGCCCGGCGCCGGAGCGTCGCCGGGCTGATGCCGAACCGGCGCGCGATGGCGGGCCCGGCCCCCGGCTCCGCCCGATAGGCCGCCGCGATGCCAGCCCAGTCGATGACTCGCCGTGTCATGTCGCCTTGTCGGGAAGGAGCGAGCCGGCTCGTGTCCGCGGGCCGCCAACCGACGGCTGGAGGCCCGCGGACACGAGCCGCCTTTCGCCTCGGTGATGCCGTGGGCCGGGTCCGGGGACACATCCCCGCATGGCGGGGCAGTCGAGCAGCCACCTCCCTCATGGGGCAGGCCGCAGACCCGGAGAACCTGGAAACCCTTGTACCCGCCCCGCCGATGTTCGTCAAATGTTCTCTTCGGCGGGGCGCGATTTTTCGGCTCGGTCAGTCCCGCTCGATCTGGTCCTCGTCGAGCGTCACCGGGGTCTCGCGGCCGAACAGCGAGAGGGCGACCCGGTAGCGCCGGCGGGCCGGATCGACCCCCTCGACCGTCCCGGACAGGGTCGCGAGCGGGCCGCCGGTCACCCGTACGCCGTCGCCGAGGGCGAACAGGACCGCCCTCACCGCCTCCGCGTCGTGGCTCTCGCGACCGCCATGCCCGGTGATCGCGTCGGCGAAGCCCTGGAGCACGCCGGCCGCGATGACGACGGCGCGGCCGTCGCGGAACAGGATCCGGTCGATGCCGGGATGTGCCTCGACCCGGGCGAGGTCGGCGTCGTCGCGTAGGCCCACGAAGATCGTGCGGTGCAGGAGCGACACCCGGGCGGTACGGCGCCGGCCGGCCGGGGAGGTCAGCTCGACCTCCTCCCGCGGGTCGAAGGCCGCGATGCCGGCGGCCTCCAGGTCGCGGGCGGCGCGGGCGGCCCAGCGCGCCTTGGTCTCGGCGACCATCCAGACCCGGTCGGCCGCCAGCACGACCCGCACTGGCCGGACCCGCCGGCGGCGCCGGCGGCGGATCTCGGCGGCCCGGTCGGCCGGCGGACGATCATGCGCCAGGGCGCGATGGGCCAGGGCCTCGCGGCGACGGCGGGCGATGCGGCGCTTGCCGTTGCTCACGCCGCCCTCCCCGCCGGACGGCGGGCCCGGGTCGGCCCTTGCCGGCTCAGCCCTCGCCGGGACGATCCGGCAGGGTCTCCTCCGGGCGCGGCGCGCCGGCCCGCTCGCGTGCGGCCTCCCGCGCCAGCGATTCGGTCGTCCGGATGATCCGGGAGCGCACCATCAGGAACAGGCCGACCCCCGCCGCGAGGGTCCAAAGCACGATCAGGGCTACCTTCATCCGCCCCTCCTGCACCGGCGCGGCGCGGCGCGCGACGGCTTCCCCATCCTGCCCCGCCCCGTTGCGGCGATTCGCCGCCCGGCCGGCGCGGGTGCCGCAGCCCCGGATCACCCGGTTCCGCTCCGGCGTTGCGCAACCGGGGACCTCCCGCGTCGGGTGGGCCGCGCCGGGCTGCGAGGAAACGGTGGACCATGGGGGACTCCCGCAACGAGGGATACGGCGCAAGGCTGCCCTTCGAGGCTGCCCCTGCGGTAGGATGCAGGATGGGCATGCGCGAACAGCGAGTGTTCGCCACGGTCCTTGCGACCGCAGTAGCTACATGATGTAATGACTTTGCTCAATACCTCAAGTGTCAAGGACGTTCGCTGAGGTGATCCAGTCGGGAGAGAACCGGGTTCGGGCCGCGCAGGGCGAGCGGCTGCGGCAGGCGCGCCTCGCCGCCGGCTACCGCTCGGCGCGGGACGCCGCGCTGCAGAACGCTTGGCCGGAGAGCACCTACCGGGCGCACGAGGCCGGCAGCCGGACCATCGGCCAGGACGATGCCGAGCGCTACGCGGAGCGCTTCCGCCGCGACGGCGTCGAAGTCACCGCCAAGGGGCTGCTGTTCGGCGACGACGACGCGCCGGAGCCGCCCGCGGAGGGCGGTTCGCTCGCCGGTGCGGTCGTGGGCGTGAAGGGGTTGATCAGCGCCGGCGGCTTGATCGAGACCGGGGACGAGCAGATCGGTGCGGGCGGCGACCTCTTCCGCATCACCGTGCCGTTCGGGGTGCCGCCCGGCACCATCGCGTTCCGGGTCGCCGGCCTGTCGATGTATCCGAAATACGAGCCCGACGACGTGGTGCTCTGCGCCGAGGCCGGGGAGGGCCCGGACCGCCTGCTCGACCTCTACGCCGCGGTCACGACGGTGGAGGGGCACCGCTTCCTGAAGAAGATCCTGCGCGGCTCGCAGCGGGGCACCTACCACCTCGAGAGCCACAACGCCCCGCTGATGCCCGACCGGCGCCTCGTCTGGGCCTCGGGCATCATCAGCACCGTGCATGCCCAGCACTGGAGCCGGTTCTGCGCCGGCGCGACGGCCGGACGGTAGCAGCGGGATCGCTGCGCGATGCAGCGATCCGGATCGGAATCAGTCGGCCTGCGCGACCCGGGTCGAGCGGCGCTGGGCGGTCCAGCGGCCGGAGCACAGCGACGACACGTTCCAGGTGCCGGAGCCCGAATTGGCCTGGAGCCGGCCGGAGGCGGCGCCGCTCGCCGAGCCGTGGCGGACGGTGAGGCCGACATTGCCGTCCTGCCCGATGCGCCCGCTCACCGTCGCGCCGCCCTCGGCCGTGGAGGCCACCCGCACGTCGCCGCCGTTGATCGCCAGCGAGACGTTGTAGCGGCTGTCGCACAGGCCCGAATCGGTGACGAGCTGCACCGACCAAGTGCCGTTGAAGCCCCGACCCTCCGCCGCCGCCGGCTGCAGGCTGGCCGGCAGGGCGGCGCACAGGACGAGAGCGGCGACGGACGACTTGAGCAT